ACTTAATCAAGGCGGAGCTGGTGGTTCAGGAATTGTTATAATTAGATATAAATACCAATGACAACTATAAAAGTAGATAAGATAACTCCAGGAAGTGGAACAACAACTACTCTAGGAGATAGTGGAGATACATTTACTATTCCAGCAGGAGTTACTTTTGCTAACTCAGGTTCTACAAATATGGGCGATCAAATTACTTATTGCTCAACTACAAAGTCAGCTTCTTTTACAGCAGTAGCAAACAAAGGTTATTTTATAAATACATCAGATGCTAGTCCTTTTTTAAATTATGCAGTTACAGTAGCTTCAGGAACTTTATATTCTGTTGGTGGAACAGGTAATGCTTATTTTTTAGATGCTTCTAGAAATATGTCTTTGACATTATTAAAAGGTAGAACTTACAGATTTACTCAATCTGATAACTCAAATGATAATCACCCTTTAATAATTTCAACATCAAACTCTACAACACTTTCTACATTTTTGGCAGGTATAGTTTCATCAGGTATAACTTACAATTTAGATGGATCAAGTAACCAATCAAATTATACAAATACTACAACTTTTAATGCCGCAACAACAAGATACATAGAGTTTCAACCACAAGAAACAGGTACATTTTATTTTGGTTGCTATGTTCATGGAGTACAAATGGGTGGTGTTATAACATCACAAGAATTAACAGTTACTTTACCAAGCAGTCCAACAGTTGGAACAGAAATGATTATTATTGATTCTACTGGTGATGCTAATGATAATAATATCATAGTTGGAAGAGGAGGATCAAAAATTAAAGGTGCTTGTTCAGATGTAATTTTAAATACTTCAAGAGTTGGTGTAAGATTAATTTATTCAGATGCAAGTCAAGGTTGGGTTACTGTTACAAGTGCAAATGAAACTGCACCTGTTTTAGCACCAGCTGGAATGACAGCTACTGGAGGAACTATAACTACTTCAGGAGATTATAAAATTCATACATTTACTAGCGATGGTACATTTACAGTTTCTGCTGTAGCACCTGTCCCAGCAAATAATGAAGTTTCATATATGGTAGTTGCTGGTGGTGGTTCAGGCGCACCATCACAAGGATGCGTAGGTACATCAGGCGGAGGTGCGGGTGGTTTTAGAGAGGGAAAATCATCTGTTGATTCTTATACTGCTAGTCCTTTAAACGCACCAGCAGGAATAACAGTAACCGCACAAGCATATCCGATTACAGTTGGTGCAGGTGGCACTGCAGGTACAATTCAATATCCAAACTCTAAAGGTAATAATGGAAGTAACTCAGTTTTTTCAACAATAACAAGTGCAGGTGGAGGTTATGGAGTTGGTGGAGGTGCTCCAGGACCATCAGGTACAGTTGTTCCAGGTGGACCAGGCGGTTCAGGGGGTGGAGGTGGAACTTGTGGTAATAGTGGTTCGTCTGCTAATCCAGGAGGAACAGGTAATACTCCGCCAGTCAGTCCAGCACAAGGAACTAATGGTGGGTCAGGTGCTGCAGGAGGAAATAATAATGGCGGTGGAGGGGGTGGTGCTACAGTTGCAGGAACAAATGGAACTGCTCCAGGAGGTTGTGGTGGAGCAGGAGCGACTACAAATATTTCAGGTTCACCAGTCGCTTATGCAGGAGGAGGTGGAGGTGGAAATAGTACATCTTTTGCGTCATCAGGAGGAACTGGTGGTGGAGCAAATGGTCAAGTAAGATCATCAGGTTCTACTGCAAATGCAGGAACTGTAAATAAAGGTGGTGGTGGAGCAGGTTCAAGTGCAACACCATCTAATACAGCAGGTGGATTAGGTGGATCAGGAGTAGTAATTATTAGGTATAAATATCAATAAAAAAGATTGTGTAAAAAATAAAAAACTGATATAGGAGGAATATTATGGCACATTACGCAAAATTAGGAATAAATAGTAAAGTTATAGCAGTACACGTTGTAGCTGACAAAGATTGTCAGAATGCAGATGGTATTGAAGATGAAGAAGTAGGAAGACAGTTTTTAGAAAATATACATAACTGGCCTCTTTGGAAAAAAACATCTTATAACACATCAGGTAACAAACATAAATCAGGTGATGACTCTAAAGCATTTAGAGGAAACTATGCTGGTATAGGTATGATTTATGATGAAGATAATGATATTTTCATTAATAAGAAACCATATGCTAGTTGGGTTCTTAATACAACAGAAGCTAGATGGCAGTCACCAGTAGGTGATGCTCCAGATTTAGAAGAAGCAGAACAAGATACTCATTATTACGAGTGGAATGAGGATAATCAAAGTTGGGATAAAAAAGAAAGAGAATAATCTTCTATGAAGAAACAGGTGGTGTCTGAAATAGATATTGTAAGTGGTACAATAGATAGTCCAAAAGGTTTTGAAATAAATCGTGAAAAAATTAAAAACGATATAATTACTTCTTTTATAAACCAAAAAAGAATAAGTAATAATGAAAAAGATTTTGCTTATACAGATTATCAAGTACCTTTCTCACAACCTTTACAATGGTTAAAAGATTATTTAAGAGATCATTATAAAGTTGAATACCATAAAACACTTATACCAAAATTAGACTTTGGTATTATCCTTGACAAAAAACAACAATCTCACAATAGAAATTTAATTGAACCTTTAGACTTATTACACGCACCTGATTATACTTGTGTTTATGGTGTTGATATTGATGATGAAGAACAACTAGAAGTAGTAATACATTATGATGATAACAGACGAGTCAATAGAACTTGGCATGTTCCTTTACAAAACAATAAATTTATCATATTTCCTAGTATGCAAAGATTTTATATAAGTGAAAATAAATCAAGCAAACTTCAAACTATATTAATATCAACTTATGAATATATCTAATTACTATTGGTTTTTTCAATCAGCTATACCACCAAGAATTTGTGATGATATTGTTAAATATGGAATAGCATCTAAAGAAAATGAAGTACAAGCTTTAACTGGTGGTTTTGGTAGGGATAGAGATTTAATTAAAAATCCACTTACTAAAAAAGAGGTAGCTGATTTAAAAAAGAAAAGAGATTCAAATATAGTATGGTTAAATGACAAATGGATATATAAAGAAATACACCCATACATACATCAAGCTAATAAAAATGCTGGTTGGAACTTTGATTGGGATTGGTCTGAAAGCTGTCAATTTACAATATATAAAAAAAAACAATACTATGATTGGCATTGTGATAGCTGGGATAAACCTTATAATGAAAATGGTCCAACAAAAGGTAAAATAAGAAAATTATCAGTTACAGTTTCTTTAACAGACCCACAAGAATACAAAGGTGGTGAGTTAGAGTTTGATTTTAGAAATGAAGACCCTGATAAAGACCCTGCAATTAGAACTTGTACAGAAATATTACCAAAAGGTAGTCTTGTTGTATTTCCCTCTTTTGTATGGCATAGAGTTAAACCAGTAACGAAAGGAGTAAGGTATAGTCTAGTAATATGGAATCTAGGTTATCCTTTTAGATAATATGATACAAGGTGGAAGCAACAAACCAAAAAACCATGTAGATTTTAAGAGTGAGTTTTATTTTTCTACTCCAATATGGGTAGCACAAGCACCTATGTTTTTAAAATCTATGAATAAATTAACAAACAAATATATTAAAAAAGCAGAAAAAAATTTAAAAGAAAATTTAAAAAAAGAACCAAAATGGAAACAAGCTATAGGTGATTTTGGTTTATCTAAACATAGTGAAAGTTTTTCTAATGATCCACAAGCTAAAGAGTTTGTAGATTTTTGTGGTGCTAGAAGTTTTGAATTTTTAGATTGGCAAGGTTTTGATTTAAGAAACCATAGCTTACACTTTACAGAGTTTTGGGTACAAGAGTTTAGTAGAAAAGGTGGAGGTCATCACGATACTCATGTTCATTGGAATCAGCACGTTTCAGGTTTTTACTTTTTAAAATGTAGTGAAAAAACATCTGTACCAGTAATACATGATCCTCGTATGGGTGCTAGAATGACAAAGTTACCACAAAAAGATGCTAGTAAGATTACTTTAGCTAGTGAACAAATACATTTTAAAATACAACCAGGAACAATGATAATTATTCCTGGATATACACCACATCAATATATTGTAGATGCTGGTTTAGAAGATTTTAGATTTATACATTGGAATATTAAAGCTGTAGAAACAAGTATATCTAAGGAAAAGAGTATTAAATGAGTTTTCAAAAAAATAAATACTGCGTAATAAAAGAAGCTATACCTAAAGTATTAGCTGAGTTTGTTTATAATTATTTTTTAATGAAAAGACAGGTAGCTAGAACTTTGTTTGATAATAGATATATTTCTCCATTTACAACAGAGTTTGGTGTATGGAATGATGAACAAGTACCTAACACATATTCACACTACTCAGATATAGC